TTTATCATGGAAGCGCATCCATGATAAATCTGGATGACATTGGCAGGGACAAAGCTGTTTACCCTTTCCAGACACCATTAACGCACCATCACGAAGCCGAAGCCCCCAAACGATTCTCGGAAGGACAGCACATTCTCCCCCAGATAAATCACCGCTTGGCCTTGCAATGGTGCAGCTTCGCGCTCTGGGTGCCAGAACTTCACCCTACCCCTCGGAAAGCAGATGGCTACTGCTACATCGGCAAGGTTCTGGAACCATACCGTCTCTGTGGCGTTGTTCACGAGCGCGCACGCTTCAGTGACGCGCCGAGTGGTGTATTCCTTGGCGAGCTTGGCACAGAAAGCGCCGATGGCAGGCTGAGCATAGGGTGGATTCATCCAGACGCGGCCAGCCCACGGTTGCTTCAGCCCATTCTCTTTCTGAGTGTAGTAGGTGCTAGCACCGACAACCTCATTGGCGATGGGCGTGGACGCAGGGTCGAGGTCGATGCCGCCCATGACAGCGACGGCGGCGGCGATGTAATTCGCTGGAGTGTACCACTCGCTCTCACCAGCGTTATAGCCGACGTGGGCACTTTTTCCGGCGAGCCGCGCGTTCACGGCGTCCCTGACGAGGCTAGCCGTGAGCCTCTCGCCATGCTGCTCGCACAACTCCCGCCAGACTTCCACCATCTGCGCCTCGTCCTGGCGGAGCAGCGGCACCAGCTCGCGGGCCTGCCGCTCGGACTGTATACCGTGGTCTACGCCAAGAGCCTGCGCCACTTCAGCCGAGCGGATGAGCTTGTAACCATAGTCGCGGCTCCACCCCCAGCGTTCGCGGCAGTAGGCGTCGAACGTGGCGTGAGACTCGCGGTACAGCCGCCCGTCGCGTATCTCCAGCAGCGCCAAGCCCACGTCCACAAACGTCTCAAGGCCACGCTCGATGATAGCTTCTAGTTCATTGAAGCGTGTCTTCTCTGTTGGTACTAGGCTGGTATCGGACATTTAACCTCTCTCTCTCTCTCCTATCAAGGCATATCATCATACATCTGTTCCTGAGGATAACCCGTATCGCAGGGATTCTCCGAACCCCAGCATTCTAAGTCCCCCTTACCGGCATGGTAAGCCATAGAGATAACCAGGAACACGACCAAGAGAATCATCCCTACCACTATAACCATGCCTACGTCTTCAGTACCCGCTTCGCTACCCATGAATAAGACACACCTCCTGTTCTATAAGATAGGTAGGTATAGCAGCGCCAACAAAATTCCTGAGCGCCCGCTTCCAATCATTGAGGCTGCGGTTCACCCACGGAGCCGTCCTTGAGTGTAAGAAGTACGCTGGATGAAAAAGAGTCAGCGCCTCTACCTCCCCATACCCCAAGTCAACCTTCCATACGCGATTCACTATTTCCTTCTGCGTCATGTTCCCAGGCGTCTTGAGTATCCTAGAGGCCGCGACATTCCCAAGCAGCACCAACTTCTCCGGCCTAAACATATCAATCTCCGCGTCAAGAAACCCAGCACAAGCCTTGATAGCCTCAGCGTTGGGCTTCTCTTGCTTCCCCTTGTACCCCACCGTAACAGGTGGCCTATGTTTTACACAGTTGGTAAGGTAGTATGACTCTACTCCGCACTCTTCCAGCAAGGCTCTAAGCAACTGGCCTGACTCCCCTACGAACGGTCTGCCTTCTTCCTGTTCTACCCTACCCGGCGCTTCTCCTACCACCAGCACTTCATACGGCCCCTTACCTACATACTCGCCCACCACCCCTGCTCCTCTGAACGCCAGCGAACAAGCTTGACAGGCTCTAATGAGGGCAGAAAGAGTAGAGTACGTGGTCACTTCTTCTCCAGCCTCTCCAATAATATGTCCCCATGACAGGGTAGAGGCTTACACCAGCAATATAAGTCTCTCCCCTCTAGTTCAGGTAGGGCTGCTAGTAGGGTAGGATTCATATCCAGGTACTTGGCATACCAATCCACTGCTGCCTGATGTGCCTCCTCATTGGAAAGCCCTGGGAACAAGCGGGTTACTTCCCTCACTGTCATCGGGTTGCCCCATTTTGACGGCCTGCCGATATAGATAGCTCCTGACACATCATCACGGTGTTTATTCAGGCTGTGAGGCATCACTTCTCCTCCAATCGCTCCAGCATCTCGTCTTCGGCGAGCGCGAGGGCAGCACTAAAACTACAGATACACTCCCGACGTGAGCCCAAACAATCCCCCGTCATATGCACTCCGTAAGTTCTTAGCGCCTTGTCCTTCTCCGCCACTAGCGCCCGCAAGGCGGCGAGGGAACACAGAGCTTCACGCAGCCAAGCGGGAGGTGTGTAGATACTATAGTCTTGAGCCACGCCCCAACGCCGCCGCTCCTCCTCCGTTAGCCACTTCGTCCAGTCCTCAGACTCCGCTGCACTCATGGTATCGAACCCTTCCTGCCAGTCTTCATTCGAGTCAGGCATCTTCCTACTCTTCATATACAGGTACTCACCCAAGACAAAAAATAGAAGCTCCATGTCTTTGAGGTTCATATGCCATTCGGTTGTCCTCACATCGTTCACGCGTCGGCTGATGACCGCTCCCGACTTCCAACCTGTTCTTACTGTGAATGGCCCTGCGCTCACCTTGATGCTGTCTACATAAATAGAGTCAGGCTTCATTTCTCCTCCAACCTTTCCTTGTAACGCTTTTAGCTTGTGACACAAGGACTTTAGATATAAGGTGGCTTTCATTTTATATCTAAACCCTCTGTGTCAAAAAGTGCGTCTCTCTATATATATGGACACAGTGACACACTACTTACACCCTACGGGTTCCCCCGTCCTTAAGGTACGGGGGGAACACCGCCCCATTGGGTTTGACAGAGGCTCTGTGTCACTCTTCTATTCCTCCGATTCCTGCTGTCCTGTAACACGGGCGCGGAAGGTTTCGATTAACTCTCTCGTAGCTAGAGAGCTACCCCCACCTAGCCATCCGATTAAAAACCAGAAGGCAGAAGAGAGTTCGTTCCCCCCACGCTGTAACCCAAATTCGATAGCCCGTGTTATCCCAAGGTCATTGTTAGTGTTATTCATTATCTACTCCTCCTCTAGCTCTTTCTTGAGCCGCTGCACACTCTTAAACGGAATCTCCGTAGTCTCAGAGATAGCCCGTAAGCTAGCTTTAGGGTTTTCCTCTAGCACAGCCCGCACTCTTTCCAACTTCTCCCTGTGCTGGGCTTGCCTCTCTGTCTCAGTAACCAAACGATACCCTACTTCCTCGCTATAAGTCAAGTCCAATGGTTCATGTGCTCCGAACCTGCCTACCCTATACAACGTCCGCTCCGGCTCTCTGTAATCCCCAGTCAGCGCCACTACAATATCAACATTACCAGCGAATGCCGTGCTTCCCTGCACTTGAGACACCCAGGCCGCGCTTTTAACCGTGGCCTTCCGCGCATGATGCAGCAATAAACAGGCAAAGTTATGCTCCCTTACGCGATTCACTATCAGCTTCAGTGCGCCTCTTACTTCCCCAGCCTGATTCTCATCATCCAACCCCATGAAAAACCCCAGCGTGTCTATCACCACGAGCAGCGGCGCAGGCAAGGGAAGAAACCCTGGACTATCAGCCACCTCCCTTAGCGCACGGTCTACTAGCTCCATCAACCCTGCCCAGTCTCCCCCAGCTTCATAGCTAGTAAGAAAAGCAATATACCCCACCCGTTCAATAGCTCTGTTCCTCCCTTGCTCTAGCTTATAAGCTATAGGTACCTCACCCTCTTCACTAACATAGAGCACGTTCGCTAGATTCACCGCTTGCCCAACACAGGCCCCTTTGTTGCCTGCCATAGCACTGAGTAGGTCAAACACCAATGTAGTCTTCCCTAGCTTTGGAGGCGCGACGAGAAGAGTCACCAACCCCGATTTAATTAGTCCTTCCCACAGCCACGGGCGAGCTAACTCTACCGCCGCATCCTTTCTTATCTGCGCTCCCGTCCGCCAAGGCTGAAGCCATCTCTGTGCCCTGTACCTGAACCACCCAGCATCCTCTGTATGCCATACCTCACCGTGGTCATCGACATGATATGCCACAGTATCGTTCAGAACGATTGTGCAGCCTGTAGCTGCCCGCTCAGGGTCAAAGTAGTATTCCCTATCAGTTGGCTCAGGATGGAGGTAACAGGCGAAGCTCACGCCGTGTACGAGCCCTCCATTAGAACGGACTGTGGCCTCTGAGCCAGGATACTGTGCATTGAAATTTCTAGCAAACTCTATTGTCTCCTTAGATAAGAGTGTCATTTTTCATTCACCATGTCCTGTAGGCTGCTCCAAACTGGGCAGCGAACGCGATAGTAACTTTATCTATCATCATGTTGGAAAGCTAAGCTCTCTTCTCTATGCACAGGGCAGATAGGTATATAAGAGGCTATTGTCTTTCCAGCACAGCGGCAATCGTCAGGCGGTTTAGAGATTAGCTGTCCTTGAGGTATAGCAGGCTCCTGGCTGAAATCATATGGCCAGCACCGCTTTCCCTGGTGCTCCCCATAGCACCTCACCCCATCATGCCTGACCCGCTTCAGTGGAAGTAAGCCTACCTTCCGCCCTCCAAGGCTGTTCTTAGGCCAACCCTTGTTATAATTATCCATTACCTTGCCTCAGCGGCTATGAGAAGCGCCTCTAAATCGGCGCTATAGGTTTGGAGATAGCCATAAGGAGACTTGTCTCCTCGCTTTGGCTGTGTGGGCTGTGCCCCCACTATCCACTCCAACATACCCCGAACAAAGGCTGCGTTCTCATGCAACGGGCAGAACACTATCATAGCGTCCGCCCTGTCTAACTCCACATGACAGCCACACTCTAGCTTGTCCAGGTAAAGCTCGTCTAGGGCAATCAGGTTACTCATTTCGCTTGTACCTCCTGTATAGCCGGAGCAACAAACTCCGCCACGGCTCCAGCGATAGCCATAGCAATCAGCAGGGTTATTACCATAAGTGCCACAGCTAGGAACGCTTCACGGTATGTCATTTCGTGTCCTTGTAGGTCAGAACGCCCCAACCCAGTGTGGCTTGAGCCTTGAGGATACTGCGGTCGGCGGCTAACTCGCTCCACCCCCGTGCTATCTGCCCCTGTTTGACGTGGGTAGCCTCATGGACGAGCACCAGTGCCCAGCGCTGGGCTGGGGTTAGGCTGGTGACTCTGAAAGGGGGCAGGCGCTTTCCGGTTATTCTCATTTCGTTCTCCTACTACTTGGCCTACTGCTAAGCCTGGGTCTTCTGGTAGGCATCTTCCTCGATGGCACTGTCAAGGAGGGACTGGGCGATTTCCTGACAGTTGACGGCCTTACGGTCGATTTCGGACTTGCCCCTGGTGTAAGCCTTGTCCTGCTGGATAGCCAAAGGGAGAAGGTAGAGTCTTACGGCCTTCGCCGCCTGGTCAATGTCGAACGTTCCTTTAACGTGCCTGCGAAGGAAGTTCTTGCCCCAAGCTGTCATATCCCTGTATAGCTCTTCCTCGTTACTCAGAATCAGATTCACGTTCCATGTGTCCCAGTTTGTCCATCCGTTGTAACCTTGCTCGCTCATCTCCTTTCCTCCTACTACTAGCCGCTGCCGTCCATGATGTGCTCGCTTGTCGCATCCGCTAGTGCCCAGTCAACGAACGCTTCATACGCCGCTTCCCCATGCTCGCAGTCCCATTCGCAGGAACAGTGAGAGCCATCGAAGTTGTAGCGGAACACTGCTGGGCAGTCCTTGCATTCGATGACGGTATCGAGTGTCCCGTCATCTGCAAGCCGGAGTGTGTGCCGCTCTGTTCCTATCGTCATCGTTCCTTACCTCCCTTACCGGCCACATTTAGGGCAACGGTCAAGAACTGGGCGGGGTGTCCCGCAGTAACGGCACTTAACTTGTTTCATGGTTCCCTCCTCTCTTTGCTTGTCGCTCCAGCTGGCCTAACCGTGCGGATTTCCGGCTGGCACTCGCTAGCTAGGTGGAACTCGTCGGCGTTGTTGTGGGTCAAGTAGCTGTAGCCGTACAAGCCGAACTTTATAGGAACGGTGAACTCGGCAGGCCGAGTCTTCCATGTTTGCGTTTGGCCGTTACGTCTCCAGTTTTCGGACTGGAAGCGCTCGCCGCCGCGTGAGCCGATGACCTTAACGCATGTTCCATAGTGGAATTCCCTTGCGGTCATTGCTTGCTCTCGCGTAACCATCTTCTGTTCCCTCCTACTTCCTGGCCTACTTCATACGTCCTAGTATGCGCGCAGCACAGAGGATGCGCGTCCCGTTCGTCGGCTGGCCACAGTCCCTACAAATCAGTAAGGGGTCAGTCCCAGGTTTCTTAAAAGGCAGGATGATTGCCATCAACTGATTACCTTCACAACCATCCCATCCTCGACCTCAACCTCCGCGTACCAGGTGTGCGGCTTGGGGTAGTGTGGCCCTTCGATGGTCTCTCTGCCATTCTGTGTGCTCCCGAATGGGCCTGGAGAAAAGACTGTAGGCCGAGCACCACTAGCGACAGCCTCTTTGAGGGCCTTCTTAGTCGGGTAGTTGGGCCTGACATATGCCATCTGCGTCATCCCCTCTTGTTGATACTAATCAGCCGCCAGGGGAGAAATGGTACGTGCACAAAGATTAATGAACCATCCTTCCTTGGGTAGCATCCGGCAGTGCAATGCATCAGGTAGCCAAAGTAGTTTGGGCTTGTTGCACACACTAACGTGGGTTGACCACATACTTCGCATTTTGGCATTGTGCCCTCCTTGCTACTGGCCTGTTGGCCTCCTCATTATACCCCCTGACACGCCTGTGTCAAGCCCCTTATTAGCTTCTTTTCAAACTTTCCATGTCCCGCCGCACAATCTCCCGCACAAGCCTCCGCCTCGCCGCGAGGACAGCGAGCTTCCTTCTGGCCGCACCCATCGCCTGTAGCCTCCGAACCAGGTCTTCCATGTTTCACCTCCACAACTAAGGACGCTGACCGGCCCGGCCTGTTACAAGGCGTGCTCTTTGTGAGAACCATAGGCACCGGCCCCAAGCGTACTTTGGTATACCCCAGGGCGAGGATACCCCTGCTGACGGGCATCCTGGCGCGTCTGAGGGGATAGTGTATCTCCAGTCAGGGTAGGATACCCCCGCAGATAGGAGAATCTACCAAGCATTAGCACCTCCTAATAGTGTACATCGTACACTAACTAATAGTGTACATGATACACTAAGTACACATGTTCTATGGTTTTAGAGGGATAGTGTCATTGGTACACTATGTGTATGGGCTAATTAGGGAGGTTTGCGCACCGGAGTAGAGTTAGTGTACCAACTACACTAAGTCGATATGCGCAGGGTAGCCCAGCACATCTGTTCTGTCAAGCCCTAGTTGTGAAGATTGCATTAGAGTTTATCTCACCCATTCTATGACTCATATGTGCTACTCTGCGAGGTATGCCATGTGCGCACAGGTATAGGCAGGTTAGGGGGGATATGAAACTGCCAAGAGTTAGGTAGATTTAGTATGAATTACGCTGGTAGAAAAGTAGAGGTAAAGTCAGACAAGTCTGTGCAAATCTGTGCAAACCTGCCGTAGCGGAGCGGAGGCATTCCACAGCAAAATAAAAAATCCCCCCGAATAAAAAATCTCCCCCGGTAAAAACTATTCCCCCAGTAAAAACTTGACATACTAGCTTATATCAGTGTTAGAATAATGGTAGATGAGTAAGGTAACATCAGGCATAACGGCGCGGCAGGCTCAGGCGGCCAAAATGTTTGTTCTAGGGCGTTCACTAGGGGAGATTTCTCAGGCCGTGCAGAGGTCTGGGTTCACTGTAGGCTCATGGCTCAAAGAGGAAGCAGTGTTGGCGCGGATATCCAAGCTGAGAGAGAAACTTGAGCTACCGGAGGGCCTAGTACCCTCTGGGATAAAGAGCAAGTCCGAAGAGGTACTACGCGAGGCGTTGTTTAATTCCGATACACCGCTGGCGATAAGGGTTAAGATAGCCATGTATTTTCAGAAGATAGAGGGCCGAGAGGCTGAGGAAGAGGTGGTGTCTCCTCAAATGCCTACGGGGTTCTCAGAGGAAGAGCTAGAGAGGCTCGCAGGAGATGAGTAGGACTACTGAAGCACTAAGAGACTGGCATGAACACAAAAAGCGTTTCATAGCTAATGCAGTAGCAGAGGGGTATATAAAAACTAGCATAGCATTTAGAGAAATAGCCTACCTGCTTTTTTACAAATGGTACTACAGCAAGCCTGAACATCGATAGGAGAAAGAATATGCAACTACCTCTATGGATTCGCAGACTGCCTCATAACTTGAGTACCATCAGGCCATTCATCAGGTTAGGAAATAACTCCCTCTTCTGGGCTCTCGGAGTCTACCTATACTTCTGGGCCAATCGAGGGGATGAGAACTACCTCTTCCATTTTGAAGAGACAGGACTTTCGGTTACTCTCGGCCCGCTAGAGTTCACTATAGGGCTAGTCGATACTCCTGAGGAGAACGCCTGGATACCATGACTACTACTACCCTTGAGAAAGTAGGAGTCCGGTTTGTCCGAGCCCGTACAGACTTCTTTACTTTCGTCTCTTTGATGACCTCGCTACTCAATCCTCCGTGGAAACTTGCCAAACACGAGCTTCAGTGGATAGAAGCCTTGCAAGAAGTAGCGGACGGAAAGAATACCGAGCTTCTGATTATCGGCCCACCTGGGTCTAGTAAGAGTAGCCTCCTTTCCCTCTTTGCGGCCTTCTTGATAGGTAAGAATCCGGCCTGTCACGGGGGAATCATCTCAAAAGGAGATGTACCCGCCTGGGATAGAGTAGCGGCTGTCCGGCGTATTCTTGAGTTTAGTCCTACCTACAGGCAAATATTCCCAGAAGTTATCAAGGACGAAGAGCATTGGACTCGTAAAGCGTTTATAGTGCAGCGGCCTGATATTAATGACCTCCACCCTACACTCATGGGGGCAGGAGCCTCTGGTACGATTATTTCCTACCGGCTGGACTGGTGTATCTATGATGACCCGCATGATGAGAAAAACACCAGGACTCCCTATAAGCGTCGCCAGGTACTCAATACCTTCGATGAGACTATTACTACAAGGCTAGTAGAGGGTGCTCCTATTATCTGTATTGCGACTAGGTGGGCCGAAGATGACATTCCAGGCCACCTACAGAAGCGAGGATTCAAGACTATCCATCAAAGAGCCATAGTAGAGACCACGACGAAGGTTACAAAGGCTTACCCCAGGGGCTCCAGGCCAACTCATGTGGAACGTTCCTACTGGCCGGAGAAGTATTCGCTGGCGTTCTTGAAAGAAAAAGAACACAGAAACCCCGAAGCGTTCTACCTTCAGTACCAAGGAGACATCAAGGGGGGCAAATCGGCAGTCATTAAGAAGATTGTAACCTACACAGAGGACGAATTACCCCCTAGAGAAGCCCTAATGGTCGCTGGAGGGGGAGATACAGCCTATAAATCAAGCGAAACCAATGATTTCAATGTAATTTACATCGGTGGGCTCGATGGAGAGGGTAATATCTGGATTCTCGATAGATTTAAGGCCCGATGTGGAGTAAATGACTTAGCAGAGGCACTTATAGACCTGAAAAAGAGGTGGAATTACTACACTCTATGGCTAGAAGACACAGGACAGGCCACTCCAGCAGTTGACATAGTGAGACGCAAGACACTAGGGGTGCCAATAGAGCTAACCAAGCCAGGACAAGGAGGAAAGCACTCTAAGGCCGCAGCAATAGCGGCTTACTTGCACACGGGACAGGTGAAGTTCCCTCAGTCCGCTGAGTGGCTAGAGGACGCCGAGTACTACCTGCTTCACTTCGGCCACGCAGAGTTCGATGACGACGTAGATGCACTGTTCTATCTTATATATAACTTGCTCCAGGCTGTGCATTTTAGTAAGTATGGCCTAGGTAGACCCAGGAAAAGAATACGGTTTCTTCCTAAATAAGTAGATAATACTTGACTAAGTTACTTTATGGGGATTAAGATAGAGATGAATGTGATATCTTCTTCGGGCGGTCTCAGACTATTCGGGTAATGGGGGCACGAACGCATCCTCCCGTTCCTGCCCCAACCGCCCTCTTATTAAAGGAAAGGGGTAAACCCTTGATTAAGTCCCTTCTTAGTAAAGGATTCTTTCACTAAGTGGTGACAACAAGGCAACCCCCTTCGGGCTCTGAAGCCCGCCGCTTACAAGAAGAGCTAACTTTTATCTGGGGCAATGCGTTCCGTCGTGACCAGAGGATGCGTGACCTGGCTAACCTCAAGAATGTAGTAGAGCTACTTCCTGTCACCTCTACTATGTCGATTCAGCCTGTTCAAATGCACACAGGGCGGGCTGGAAGCCTCATAGACCATGCACAGAGCTTTGTCGTTTCTCTTCCTTCAGTGTCCGTAGAGCCTAAAAATGCCCTTACAGAGACCCGGAGGGAGTCAGAGCAGTCTGAGCGGTTTTTCAATGCTATATTTAACGAGCAGCTTGTAGCAAACGGCTTCTGGAGCAACCTGGGGCGGAGTTTGCTTCTTACTGGCCGTGGAGTCCTCCTCACTCTGCCTTTCCCCGCTGCATGGACGGCTGAGGCTGGCTTCCCTGTGAGGCAGCCAAAGGAGCGGGGGAAAACCTATATAGAGAGGGTGAACACATGGAAAAGAGAAGAGGGGAAGACTCCTATTCTTATTCAGAGTATTCCTAGTGACGACATACTCCTGAAGCTAGATAGTAATGATACTGTGCTTGCTGCATTGGAAACCAAGCTCATCTCCGCTTCGGTGGTCGCAGAATCTCTCGGTAGCTCCCAGATAGCCGAGCTACTTCAGCGCGGCACACTTAAACACTACGACCAGATGCCGGTGCTCCAGTATATAGATGATATCTATGTATGCTATTATCTCATTACTACTAAGCCGGTAAGACAGTTCGATACTACCTATACTGATGCACGGACGGTTACCTTTGTGCCGGACTCCCAGCCTTATAAGAGCCTGAAGTCCTGGGAACATGGCTTGGGTAAGTGTCCTGTGGTGTTCATTCCTGGGGTTAAAACAGACGAAAAGGAATACGAATTCCGTTTCAAGCCTTTCCTTGCCGACGCTGAGGAAGACCTGGAAATGTATGACTTCCTCATGTCGCGTCTGGCTACAATGGTTAAAGCGTTTTACTTCCCCAGTTTCATCTGGCAGTATGGCAGGAACTCTAGTGAGTTTCTAGGCCAGGATAGGCCAGAGGAAGACGTAAACCTTGGGGGCACCACTGTTATATATTCTGATGAGAATATCTCAGTACCCCAACCTCCTCCGAACCTACCCGATGCCACTTTGCTTGCACAGCAACTAGAAGAGCTTATACAGCGCAACACATTGGAGGATGTGCTTTTTGGTAAAGTCCAGGGGAGTGCCCCTGCTTTTGCCATTCGGTTGAGAATAAATGTAGCCAAGAATAAACTTGTCCCCCAAGTAACCCATATGGCCCTTGGGCTAACAGAGTCATTCGACCTTGTAACCCGTGCAGTAGAACAGCTAGGAGAAGAAGTAGTAGTTAATGGAGAGTATATCACTCCTAAGATGGCTATCCTAGCTCGCGGGCGTATAGGAGTCAACGTTGACCCCAAACTTCCTGGTGAGGAAGGAATCGACCTCCAGAAGGCGGCGATGGCTCTTAATCTTAGACTCCCTGAGCCCTGGGTGTGGGAGCACATACTAGGGATTGCCGACCCCGCGACTCTTGCGCTGTTCAGAGATGTCCTAGAGCTTGAAGAAGACCCAGAAGTAAAGGCGCGGCTAATCCGCGACGGCCTGGAAGACCTACAGGCAAGGATAGAAGAAGAAGAGACCACTGGGATTCTTGAGGCGCTGGATAAGATTGGAGATAAGCTAGACCCAGAAGTAGTAATGTTGCTCCAACAGCTTGCAGGTGGAGGGGCCGGTGGAGTTATGCCAGCAGAGGCTGGTGCTCCTGGGTTGGGTCGAGGCCCATTCCCTCCAGGGGCAAGCAACCAAGCGGTAGGCGGGGGTAGAGGGCTAGGTACACAAAAAGCTCCGCGCCCAGGAATGGAAGCCGTAGAGCCCGCCGCGACAGGGAGCGAGCCGGAGTTCTAAGATGAAGAAAGAAACTAAAGCGCCACCCCCGCAGACTCTTAATGAAAGGCTGGCCGCTAAGGTCACACTGCTGACTGATAGGCTGTATGAACGGCGCAAGGCTCTGCTGGAGAATACAAGGGATTCTTTTCAGAGCACAGAGCTTTCCCCAGAGGAGCGTCGGGAGCACTACCGGGCTCTCAGAGCTTCTCCTGTTTTGATGCTAAAGAGTCTCGCAGCGGCTTCTATTATTGGCAGCGATGGCCGCTTGAGAATAAGCAATAAGATGCTAGATGCGCTTACGGAGATGGGTCATGGCGACTAAACCTACTGAGTTTAGTGCTATTATAGCTGCTATTCTTGGGAATAAAGGCTCCAAAGGCCCAGCGCCTCTTGCTTTCTCTCAGACTCAGGCAGGAGAGACACTAGCAGCCAATCTTAGGTTCAAGCTAGCTGGGCAGCGGGCTAACATTGACTTTGCACTACAACAGAAGCAAGCGCAGTCCGAGGCAGAGCTTCTACAAAAACAATATCTACAAGAACGAGAGTTAGAGCAAAAGGCACTAACTCAGGCACGGTCTAAGCTCTTTGTAGATACAATTGGGCGGGACATAGGCGCTTCTATTCTGTTTGCACTGACGGGGAAAATCTAATGGCCCTTGAAGGTATGTCCACTCAGCAGGTTATCAACCTGAGTAGGGCTTCCTTTCTCTTGGGGAAAGCTCCTGCCCCTCCTACCCCTGTTCCTACTCCTACTACAACCTTCGCTCCAGACCCATTCTCTACAACCCAGGCAGGTATTCTATTCGAGTACCAGCAGCAGCAGAACCTACTCGCCCAGCAGCAGGCTAACGCGCTCGAATTGCAGCGGCGAGAGCAAGTCGCCACAGCAGCGAGAGAAACCCAGAGGCTAGCTAGGGAGCGAGAGACAAACATAGCCCAGCTTCAGGTAGAACGAGAGACTACCTTTGCTGCCTTGCTCAGAGACGACCCCGTTCGCGCTACTCTCTTTGCTCTAGGCTATGGGCCGGATAAAGATGTGTTCGATGTACGAGCCCAGAGTCTCGGTATAACCCTAGGAGAACTCCGGGGAGCTAGAGAGCTTGAGGCTACTCAGGAGTCCGCGCTTAGTAAGGTACTTGGCCGTACTGTGGATATTGGAGTACAGGGTGTTCGTGGCCTAGGCTCTGCGGCACAGGCTGCGCGGGCATTCGTCCAAGGTGGGGTAGATATTCAGACGCTACTCAAATCTGCTTTTGGTGTAGGGTCTCTGGCTAGGGGAGAACAACCTGGACTTAGCGCGGCTCGTCTACAAGAATTAATCGCCGAGGTCGTGCCACAAGGGGTGCTCTAGGTGCGCCCTTATGATGGGACAAGCCCACGTCTCCCAGGTTTCGTAAGCGGTAGGGAGACTCCCGACCAGAAGCTCAGACGCTTACGAGACTACTCGGAGCGGGTTAACCAACTTCAAGACGAGGAACGTGAGCGGGACACTGCGCGGGAAGTAGCGCGGTTCAAGCAGCTTGAGGCGCGGGCACGGAGAGTAGCTGCGCCAGTCAACCTAAAGATTATTCAAGATGTTTCTAACCGTCTGCGCCCTGATGAGCCTACCTCTAGGTTACTCAAATACGTCCACGGGAGTAAGGTCGCAGAAGATGTAGTAACGAAGGGCGCTGCTGGGCTGCCAGAGAACTCACCATTTCACCGGCCAGCTATTAACCCTGAATCTCTCAAAATCCTGTCTAATGCCGCAGAGGGTTTTGTAAGTGTGGAACGCCGCACACCCGCCTCTCGCGTTCCTGGGGCTCCACCGACTTTAGAATCAATGGAATTTCCCGTAGAGTTCCCCGAAGCCCTTCATGTAAAGTCTATTGTGGAAAGAACCTACTTCCCTGAGGGTTTTCAGGGACTTCCTCGACAAGGAGGATTGGCGGGGCAGCTTATTGGAGGAGTCTTTGAACCCCTAGATGTGCCAAGACAGCGCATAAAGAGGACTATCATCGACCCCGCGCTTCCAGATTTCAGAGTTGATGTGCCTCTTGAAGTTTTGGCTCTTGGAGTTCCTGTACTCGGTCAGGTAGCTCTTGCAGACCTTGCGCTCAAGACAGTGCAGAAAATCTCTGGAGTGGATATACCAGAATTAAGTGATATAGTCCCCCTTCCAGATGTGCCTATCACAGATGAGTTGGTAGCCGACCTTCTTAGCTACACAGTAGGTGACCCCCTAAACTATGTTGGGCTAGGTATTGGTATGAAGGGGCTCGCTCTTATCAAAGCTGCCAAGGCTGGTAGCAAGCCTGCGGCGTTGGAAATAGCCCGTAACCCCAGCTTGCTAGAGAAAATGGGCAATGGCCTCCGTGCTCAACTAAAAGGACTGGGTAGGCTAGCTTCTCAAGACCTCAGCGGGCGCATAAGCAGGTCTGTAGAGATGTCCCCTACGGAGCTTCTCACCCGTAAAACTGTAGGTACGAGGCTCATACAATCCGTAGATGGTGTGCCTTCTGAGCTTCTTACACAGGAAAGGCTAATCGAACTAGCGAGTACCCAGCCCAACCCAGGGAGATTTTTCGATGACCTTATAGAAGAGGCCAGTCTAGAGTTTGGCCCTGAGTCTATAGTCCGTACTCCAGATGGCAAAGTAGGCATCGTCCGCACTCCAGAGATGGGGACTCCAGATGAGGCTGCCGATGCTCTCACAGACTTTGTCATGGGAAGAGACAGGCGGCTTACCTTTGAGCCTAGTGAAGCAGGAGGGGGGAGGTTTGGTGGCTTTGAGGCCGGTAAGGGAGGAGAAGCGATTGTTCCACCAAAGGCCCCACGGGAAGTTCCTACCGAGCGTCTGCCTGTCACTGGAGAAGTATCTACTGCCCGTCCTAAGCGTCCCCGTGTTACTGGACAAGCTGACATCGGGCTCCCTACAGAAGCCAAGCCCTTACCTGAGCCTAAGCCCGCTCCGACCGTGGAAAGCCTCAAGCGTGAGTTCGACCTCGCGGTAGGTAGAGCCCCCGGAGTGTCCAACCGTGAAGTGCTGGACAATATCCGGGCTGGAGTCTTCCACGGTGAGCCTATAGACTTCCGTGTGGCTAATCAGCTACTTAATGAGCTAGAAGGGCGCGGTGGCTTTATAGGCAACCGATTTAACCCTAGAACACATCAGCTAGCTGCCGCGATTAGACGGGGGTATCGTCAGGAAATTAGTCAAAGTATAGAAAATCTCAACAGCCTTGCAAATCGTGGCCCGAAGCTAGAACAAGCCCTAAAGGATTTCGGAGACCCTAGGAGCTATGAAACCTATGTTGACGAGTATGTAGATAATGCATTGACTCTTGCTGCTAGAGGAAGGGGGCCTAGTCCTTCTGTTAAGACTCTTCAAGAAGAGGCAGGTTGGAGGTTCATGCATGACCAGGGAGTACCTGGGTTTGAAGCCGACCTCGCAGACTTAGAGAAGGGTATTGCCGAGATAGTAGATAACATTCTCCCTCTTAGCCTCAAAGAGTCTCAGTCTGCACAGGAGGCTCTACGTAAACTTCTTTATGGAGCTAAACTACCCATAGCAGGTGAAATAAAAGCCTTTTCTACGAGCTTCGGCCCCAACAGCAATGAAATAATAAAGGCTGTTGTTTCTGCAAAGACTTCCCTTTCTCACAAGGTCTGGCAAGAGGTTGTGGATACTCTCAATGTCCCTAGGCTGATTAAGAGTGTCTATGACCATTCTATGCCTCTACGTCAGGCCGTTATTCCTACAATAGCCCATCCGTTTGAAGCGGCTAAGGCTTTTAGGAAATCCTTGAGAGCCGGACTAGGTGAAGTCGAAGCTAAGGGTGTGCTTAGTGAGGTCTATGAGACCAGGCAAGCCACGCGAGAGCTAGTAGTGGAAAGGTGGGGAGAAGAGGCCGGAAAGATATTTGATGAGTCCTTCTTCCAAGCCTCATTGTTCGAGCTTGTCCCTAATCTTACTACCACAGAAGAAGCCTATTTGGTTCGTCATACTGGAATCGTTGGAGGTCTAATACGCCGTGTACCAGGTGTCGGAGCAAGCGAACGCCTTGCTGTGACCTATCTTAATGAACTACGGGCAGGTATAGAACAAAGCACTCTACGTGGGTGGGCAGCAAGCCGAAATGAAGTATCTCTAAAAGCTATACAACAGCTTGGAGAGTTTATCTCTGTAACTACTGGCCGTGGTGTTGTTCCTAAATCAGCACAGGGTATTGCCACAATGCTTAACCCCGTGCTGTGGAGCACCAGGCTTTTTCTCAGCCGCATCGAGCACTTCACTATGCTTGCAGACCCTAGGACGGCCTTCATAGTACGACGACAAATAGCCCGTGATATGGGCCTCAGTTTTGGTGCAATAGCTTCTACGGTTGCCCTAGCTTCAGAGATTCCAGGGGTAGAAGTCCGTCTTGACCCCCTCAAGGCTGAGTTTGGAACAATCAAAATAGGTGACACCCGCCTTGACCCGTGGGGGGGATTTAAGCAATACGGAGTGCTAGCTGCCAGGCTAGTATCGGATATAGCTAATGGAAACTTGGAAGGAGCTAAAGACCATCTCTGGTATTTTGCCCGAAGTAAGTTTTCTCCTGTTCCTGGTAAGTTGGCCGATATTTATGAAGGTGAAACCTTTGTGGGGGAACCTGTCCCAACCGATGTATTAGGCAATATCAGAGATTTCTTCACCCCCCTAGTCGCTAATGACCTACTAGAAGGATTCAACAATGCCGGAGGTGGGATGAAGGGTATCATCCGCATGGTTGAGATTTCTCCTGCTTTCCTCGGAGTGGGAGCCAATACCTATATTAACTTCAATGATGAATTCAAGCGCCAGTTCGGACACGACTATGACTCCAACAATCCAGCGGATGTAACTAAGGTAGAAGAAGCAAGAAAGAAAGATGACCCAGAGAGTAAGAGGCTTGCTGGAGCTAAGAGGCAGTCAGATGACTCTCTACGTTCCAGAGAAGAGATTGGGGCAGAGGAAGCCAGGCTTCTCACTCCCCTTGCAGAGCGCATCTTAGCAGGTGACCCTACAGCTATCCAGGCTTGGAGGAATAACAAGAGCACATTTTTTGAATGGAAGCGGGGCCTACAGCAAGGTATCTTTGATGATTTTGAAATCGACGAGGACTCTGAGATTGGTAAGGCAGTAGAAGTCTATTATAACATAGATATTAATGAGTACCTTGACCCTACTGATAACTTTAATGTTGATTGGGATGCCGTAGAAAAGGCAAAAGAGGCCCAGCTAAAGAAGATTGACAAGTTGGCCCCAGGCGCGGCAGAGGCTATCAAGCAGCGTGATAAGTTTGTTAATCCCGACCTCAATGCTGTGGATGCTAGAGTTAAGGATGCAGGGGAGAAATACGACACATGGCAGGACATCGCGCCTTATCAGTATGGTGTGACCAAGGCTCAACTCAGGGCCGTAGAGGAACAGGTTGATGCAACTAAACTAGCTTGGTTCCAAGAAACAGGAGAACTATACACCAAGTCTGAAATCCTAGCTGCGCTCTACGACGCAACCCCAGAAGAAGGCAACTGGGAGCCTATATACATCGCGCTGCTGCGCTCCATCGATGTTCTCAGTCCTATGGCTGATAGCGACGAGGGCTATCAGTTCGTCCGCCAGAACCTAGCGCAATCCTATGGCACCACACTAGAGGACAATCGCAGCCTGAGTATGCTATTCTGGTATCCTAGTATATGGAGGAGTCTCACTATGGAGCAGATTAGTGAACTTCTAGTGGCCTTCCCAGATATAAGAGACCTCATTCCTGACGATATGCTGGCAGAATAGTTGACAATCTCGAAGCTATACTAATAAAATAGTAATGACAGTACATACTCTTCTTAGCCCTTCTGGAGTAATTCAGGAGGAAATGTGAAAGGACTGAAATGACTGACAAAGACACGACTGATGCTGAGGAAAAAGCAAGTGAGGAAGTACCAGCTTTCTCGCCTGACGCTCTTAGCCCAGAGGCCAAGGAATATATAAGGAGAACAGTTCAGTCTGAATCCGACCGCAAGGCCGCTCTTCAGACCCAAGCTGAACTCCGAAAGTTTCAGGCCGCTCAGGCTGACGCGATGCGGAAAAACTCAGAACAGGCCGACCAAACAGAATTAACAAGACTGGCAACAGAGCAGAACTACGAAGAGATAGGTAGAAGGGTGGCAGGTCGTTTGTCTACTCAAGGGATTAAAGAAGCTGCGGTACTAGAGACTGCCGAGATAATCGAGCGGCAGCTAGTTGAGCAGTTCTCTAAGACACTTGGGGCAGAGGCGGTAGAAGAAATCCGCGCTCAGGTAGCCTCCACTGGTGGGGCTCACGCTGAGTTCGCTGTGGCTCTAGCCGCCGCTACTGCTGGCAAGACACGGGCTGAGGAAATTCAGGCCGAAATCAAGGCCGCGCTTATAGAAGCAGGAGTAGTAAAACGCGAAGAGACCGCAGGAGCTAGTGTGGCCGCTAAAGGCGGGACTGGAGCAAAGACCTCTACCTTTGAAGAGATAGAAACCGCCTATGGGCGCGGAGAAGTCTCCGAAGAGACCTACTTAGCTGCTAAGGCTGCCAGAAAAACTGGAGTTTAGTACCTCCAGAGTGAGGTAGCAAAATGTCAATTCAAACAGCAACAACTGGGCAGCTTGAAAACGCCCAGAGAATCCTCATCGCCAATACTCTATATGCTGAGGAGCACATGAGGCCCACCACGCATTTGCTTGCTCAGTTTACACTTGCTCAGGGCGAAAAAACCATGACCGTACCCAAGGTCGCTCGGATGACAGGCGTTCGCCTTGCCGATGGCGTTGACCTCGTGAACTCCGAGGACATCGGTATGACCACGACTGATATTTCTCCCGTCGAGGCTGGCCTGAAGGTGATTATCACTGACAAGTTGGCCCGCCAGGAGAATGAGTCCGTGTTCGGTATGGTTGGACAGCAAATGGGGCAGGCTATGGGCCGATTGATGGAGCGAGATGCAATCGCTCTATTTACCGGACTCAATGGTGGCACCGCCCTTGGCGCGACAACCGAGCCTTTCAACATTACAAACCTCAGTGGTTGTATCGCCGTCGCCCGCGCCAACAGGTATGGGTCTAAACTCGTCATTGTCCACCACCCCAATGCGATTTATGATGTAGTGGCTGCCGCCTTGGTTGCCGCTGCTCCTTCTTGGTCGGGTGGGCCTGTTGGTGGGTTTAGTGAAGCCCTCCTCAAGGACTTCTTCAGCTTCAGTATTAGTGGTGTACCTGTATTCCAGACTGGAGAGATTGATGCTGGTGCAGGCGGCGTGGCAGGTGATGGTATCGGAGCCATCTTTGACCCAACCGCCGCGCTTGGTATGCTGACCTCTAAGGGACTCAGCACAGCACAGCAAAGAGATGAGTCCCTGCGGGCTACCGAGCAGATTGTCGTCGCGGACTACCAAGCCTTCGAGCTTGATGACGCCCGTGGCGCACCGCTGCTTTACGATATCACGGCTGTCAGCACAACCGCTGGATAAGCCTTAGCCTGATAGGGCTGGTCTGGCTTCGGAGAGCCAGAGGGTACAGGAGTCGGGCCAGCCCTGCCAGAGAAAGACATAGGTTATGGGAATAGACATTACGGACTACGAGCGAAGACAGTTAGAGGGTCAATCATATCTTATACGCCCTCTGCTTGGTGCAAATGGAGTCCAGAGGTCTACTTACCATGACCCCATAACAGGCCAAGAGTTTGAGAACCTGCCGATTGACCCCCGAAGCTATCAAGGTTACACAGTAGGTAGTGGTTGGAGGCTAGGCCCCGCGCCTGAAGAACTTAAAGCGAAGTGGGCAGCGGGAGAAGCAGAGCGCACGGCGGCATGGAAACAAAAGTTAGCTACTCATAAAGTAGTTACCCCGTCCCTGCCTTCCAACGTTCCAGGCTTCGCTGAGGCCGTCGCAGAGGCAGTCGCGCAGGTTCTCAAGACTCTTGGTATAGAGACTCCACCTGAAGTTCCGGTGGTGGAGGAAGTAGTAGAGGAACTGATGCCGTCCAACATCACCAATATGGACGAGTGGCTGAGCACTTTCTCAGATAAGACGGGCCTAACCAGCCTGTCGAAAACAGGGCTTCAACTGAACGTCCCCTGAAGAAAGGTATAGAATAATGAGTTTTCCTAGTTTCACTCGATTGTCTGAGGAGCAGATTTTTAGTACCTATACTACAGAGAGAGTCCCAGTCGGTGTGGCTGGTATGACTGAGGATGGTAGAGTATTCCGCTTCTGTGAAAATGGTGGTGTAGCTCAACTTGTGGCTAGGTTCTATCAGAGCGAAGTTCCGTCTGCTAACGGGCTGAATGAAGTTGTCGCTACTATGGCAGCGGGTGCTACCGTTATTACGGGAGTTGGTGCAACCACAGCAGACATTGCTATTGATGCTCTAAAAGAAGGCTATGTCTTTTCCCTGACGGCGGCTGATACCAACCCAGCGTATCGAATTAAGAGTAACACACTTCTTGATGCGGGCGCAGCCACCGGAACCATTACGCTCTACAGTCCACTTCAGGCGGCTATTGCCGCAGCCTCTACCATCTCTTACTTTAAGAATCCCTACAGAGATGTGGTTGTCGCCGTAGCTACTACACCAGATGCGTTTGTCTGTGGTGTGGCTGTCCAAGCTATTGCGCTTGACGAATTCGGTTGGCTTCAGACCCGTGGCCCTGCTCGTGTTCTAGCAGGCGGTACTACCTATGTCATTGGAGACCCCGTTGGGCCTGGTGGTGTAGCTGGTTCCGCGATTCCCATTGCGGCCACCGAGCTTACCGTGCCTCTCTACGGCCACGTTATAGTTGCTGCAACCAACGCAGAGATGGGCATGATATTCGTCCAGATAGACTAGAGGTTAAAACACCTTTAGCTTAATAACAAAATAGTAGCCTTTGGGGGTGGGTGGTTAAACCCCCTGTGTAATAGCGAGAGGAGAGCGAAAGCACATGAGTAAGTTTGTCACGTATGAAACGATGGCGGGCACCGGAGCAGCCCAATCCCTCGGTGCCACCATATTAACCTCTTCCACTGGCTTCGACGTAAGGATAGTTCGTATCTATGTTGAGACCGCCCCTATCAGGTTTACCCTTAATGGTACTGCGCCTGTGGCTGCTACTACCGGCGAGGTAGCTCAAGTAGGGGATGTACTACTGCTCTTCGGGGCTGAGTGCCGTACCTTCCAATTTATCAATGAGACAGGTACTGCGTCTTCGCTCAAGATGCATGGTGGACTCTGGCAGGCCAAGGAGGATTTTAGATAATGATAAAGATAGTTGGGCCGGATTCTCTCCGTTTTGTTAGTAAGAGTATAACCTTTACTGGTGCGGCCAACCTCGGTGCGGTAGGAAACGTCCCGTTGTTTACTACTACAGGCGAGGTGTGGCTGGTTACTATTACCCCATTCATTGTCCTGACTCTAAACCCAGCTATAGCGGGAGCAACAATTACCCTTGGCGTTACAAACGCTACAACCTTGTTCACGGGAGCCGCTACCACTGCTGCCAACTTGGTGACAGGAGAGTTCTGGACTGAGACTACAGGAGGTGGTGTAGCTAATGCTGGTATAGCACTTCCGGCGACTCTCAAGGATATAGTTATTAGTTCCAACATAGTAGGAACAGTAGCTACTCAAGCTATTGATGGTGGTACGTTGCGAGTAGATATTTACTACCGTCCGCTGTCGAGCGATGGTCTACTTAGTGCTGAATAGTTGAGGCTAAAGGAATAAGATAGTGGCGACCGAAGAGGAGAGGGCAGCCTTCCGAGAGGAACTGCTGAAGAAATATAATGAGCCCTTCAAGCCTTTTGAGAAGAAGGCTCCCTCTCTTCGTGGGGAAAAAGGCGACCAAGGCGAACAAGGGCCACCTGGAGAGGATGGTATAGATGGGCTGGATGGAGAAGACGGGCTAGACGGAGCAGATGGAGAACAGGGGCCACAGGGCGCGCCTGGGCCCCAAGGTGAGACAGGGCCTGAAGGTAAGGAAGGTAAGATAGGGCCTCGTGGCGACCCTGGCCCACAAGGGCCACGGGGCTTTGTTGGGACTAAAGGTGACAAGGGTGATAAAGGAGATAAAGGCGACAAGGGAGACCGAGGGCCAGAAGGTAAGCAGGGAAAGAAAGGGGAACCTGGAGAGACTAGAGAACTATTATTAGGTGGGGGTGGTGGAGGCGGGGGCACAGTCCCCACTGGCACAGGCTTTACTCATATTACAGCCGGAGTACAGGATGCCGCCGCGAAGGTTGTTGACCTCGCCTCTGCTGATGTAACTGGTGTTCTCCCTGATGCTAATATCGATGCTGCTATAGCTAGGGATGCTGAGGTAGCAGCGGAAATTGCTACCCATGCTGGTGGCGCTGACCCACATACGGGCTACCGCTTAGAGTCCGCCGACCACACACACCAATCAACAGGAGCACAGGCTGGCAAGCTAGACCACGGGTTGGCTTTAGATGGGCTTCTTGATGATGACCACACGCAATACCTTCTTGCTACGGGTGCTCGCGCTGGCTCCACCAGCCAAGCGCAGGACTTCGGTACGACTGGCCTTAAGACTGATGTTATCGCCGAAAGCACAGCCGCAACAGGCGTCACCATCGACGGAGTGCTCCTTAAGGATAATGGGATAGAGCTAAACAATACCTCAGTGCCGCTTACCGCGACGTTGGTCAGCAATATTTTCGCCCCCTTTATCTCTGTGAGGAGAGCCAAGGCTGGCCCCGCAACTGTGATTAGCAACGATGCACTAGGCACGTTCGGCTTCAGTGGCTATGACGGCACTGATTACGGGACAGGAGCCACCTTCACGGCTCAGGCGACCCAGACTTGGACTGTCACAGCCCACGGCGGCAAGTTTATTATCCAGACAACTCCAAACGACAACACCATACCCGTAACTCGTTGGACTGTTGGTCAGGACGGGACTCTGGCGGGGTCGGCGGGCTGCAACATCACCCTGGCCGCCTCAGCGACCGTGGACGGGGTAGACGTGGGAGCCCACGCAGCGGACGCAAATGGCCACCACGCCGAAGTTCACGACTATGACATACATTCAGGTGGGGTGCCCTACGCTGAAGTGGAGTATGACGATGCCACCAGCAATCCACTTATCGATGCCGACGCTGCCTCCGACGGTACAGAGAACTCAGCGGCAAGAAAAGACCACGTTCACCCAAAACACCATGTTGCATATGTAGCGGCTGACCACACGGCGGTAGGAGATTCTTCTCCTCACCACGCTGCACTCCACGCTGCATTACATGCTGAGAATGCCAGCGATGAGTTGGATGCCGCAAGTCTAGGCTCAGGCGCGAGTTCAGACGGACAGGTTCTCACTTCTGACGGACTGGGGGGCGCAGCTTGGGAGGCTGCGGCGGGCGGCGGTAATGTCACCAAAGTAGGAACTCCTGTTAACAACCAAATAGGCATCTGGACAGGTGATGGGACTATCGAGGGGGATGCGAATCTCACCTATGATGGTACGTCTCTAAATCTGGCTACGGCCAAGAACCTCCAGATAGCAGGGGCAACCGTCCTCGCTGATGCTTCAGGCACAACCACCCTGTCGAACATCGACGCCCTGGACGCTACGACGGAGGCCACGATTGAGGCGGCGATAGATACGCTGGCTAACCTTACCAGCATTCAGGGACGGACAGTTACCCTCGCTGACGCGGGGGCGAACGCAATTTTAGGGTGGGATGATGTAGCAGGTGCGTATGAAAATCTGACACAGGCAGAGGTACAGGCGGTTATCGGCACCTCGTCGCCAACTGCACAGGGTGTGGTCGAGCTTGCCATCGCCTCTGAGGTAGACACGGGCACATCAACATCTCTAGCCGTATCACCAGCAGCCTTGGCGGGCTCGAACTACGGTGAGCGCGTTATCGGCATCCTCATCTCAGACCCCGGAGGCGATGCCCTCACAGTAGGAGATACCAAGGCGATGGTGAGAATACCCTCGTCAATGACGGGGTTCTCGTTAGTAGAGGCCAACGCCTGTGTAACCACTGTTTCCTCGTCGGGGCCGGTGACAATCCAGGTGGCCAAATCTAGTAGGTCGTCGGCTACTGCAAGAGCGGCAAGTGTTGACATGCTGAGCACCCCGATAACCATTGACGTATCTGAGTTTGATAGCCTGGACGCCGCTGGAGAGGCCGTGAAAAGCGATGGCTCAGAGGACGTGGTGACGGGAGACCAAATTCGCATTGACGTTGACGCAGCAGGGACAGGCGTAAAGGGCTTGTTCGTCGAGCTTATCTTCAGGTTGCCATAACGTGAGGCAGGTAAACGGCATCGGCATCTCAGGCAAGACGGTGACGGTCTACTTCACCGACGGCACTACCCGCACGTTGACCTTCACCATCCCCAAGACGGGGAACAGGGCCACAATCGAAGCGGCGGCGAAGAACCTTATCGCCCAGCACCCCGAACTGTGGCCGGTGAGGATACACATCTACTCGCTGAACCCGCTGGACTTCAACATCGCGTTCGGAGAGAACATCACCGATAACTGGTGGTTGCGATGACGCTAATTTGTGCGCTGGGGTTTGAGAACAACTCCATTGAGGAGTTCACGTCTGTCGGGGCGTCTGTGGGGACGAGTCCGGTGAAGGAAGGCACGTACGGCCTTGGCACATCCATGTTCTTCGGGTCTTATCTATACTGGGAGCCGGTGCCGCAGGCGGCCTTTTCAGTCTCCGGCTGCTACGTCCATTGCTGGTACAGAGCGAGCGCTACCCCAACGACGACGGGCACAATGATTGCCATCAACGACGCCAACAATGCCAACCCTGTCGCGGAGCTTTACCACCGCTCGGACGGGAAGGTGGAGATACGCATTTACACGAACCCCACCAAGGCAGGCCAGGAGAGCGCGGTTGGCGCGACCTTCACCATCGCAGTAAACACCTGGTATCGCATCGAGTTCTGGGCCGATGTGAACAACGGCTCCGGCAAGGGCTACGCCGAGGTCAAGGTAAAGAACACCAGCGATACAGTGGTGGAGAACTTCTCCATCACACACACCACGACCACGCTCTACGCCGTTCTCAGCCGTGTCTGTTGGGGCAACCTCGCAGGGATGGGAAGTTTCAACAATCAATTCTTCGACACCCTCTGGGTCAACGACGACACAGGGACGAAAAACAACGGCTGGCCAGGGAACCTGTCGATGACCACCATCCGGCCCAACGCCGACTCTGCCACACATAACACCTGGCGGGGCAAGCCGGACAACACGACCAAGTACACCAACGTCGATGACGTGGCCGCCGACACGACGACAGACGTGCGCGGTGACCAGTCAGCGTCCTCCCACAAGCAGACCTTCGGGCTCACGGACGTAGCCACCGGCAAGACTATCCGCGCCGTCAAGCTGATGGTGCGGGCCAAGAGGACAGGCAGCCCCACAGACGCTGATTCCGTCGTAAGGGACAACGCCACAGACTACCACACGGAACTTCTCACACCCTACAACCTGAACGCCGTCGCGGCGGGAACCTACAAGGATGTGCCGGTCCAGACGGTCGTGAGCGATTTCGGGCCACAGTACTTCGACGTGCGCCCCTCCGGCGGGGACTGGACGAACGCGGCGGTCTCGGCGCTGGAGCTGGGCGGGAGCTGCTGGCCTGGGGTTAGCGCCGTCCAGCCCACCAACCCAAAGACGCCCGACATCCAGAAGCAGTGGACGACATCCTCAGGCACCGACCACTGGCCGCTCATCGACAACTACGACGCCCCCAACACGGCGGACTACATCGCGTCCTCAGTGCTGAACGACTTCGACATCTTCACGGTAACGCCGGTTGACCCCGTAGGTTACCTCTACGCTACGCCCGCCATCCAGGTCGCCATCTATGCAGCCAGAACCGGCGCGTCCAACGCCGTGATAGAGCCCTACATCCGCATCGGTGGGGTAGACTACGCGGGGGCGACGATGACGGTGAGTTCAGCCTCGCCTACCTACGCCTTTTACTTCGGCGGCTGGACGACCAACCCCGCCACGGGCAACCCCTGGAACTCCGAGGACTTCACCACCATCCAGGCGTTCGGGCTGAAGCACCTGGACGCCAACGGGGTCAGGGTGGCCGAAGCCCAGCTTCAAGCGCTCTACCAGCCCATCATCGTCATCACTCAGGCCTGGGGGATAGCAATCTATGACGACGTGGCCGAGGCGGGAGCGGCAGCAGCGTTCGTGTCGAGGGTGATGATGATATGAGCGCCGGAAGGTAAGATATGAGATGACCTCAACTTGGTTAGATTTTTGCATCCGACTAGACGGCCCGAAAGAGAAGCAGGGTTATCTTGGCGTTTCTTCTCGCACCCTTTCCGAGATTGAAGGCGAGGTAGACCACAGCACGGAAGGGCCGCTGTCTGCTGCGCTGGGGGAACTACAGAAGCTAGAACGGCAGGCTTCATGGCACTTCACGGTGCCCAAGTCCGGCCCACCACTCCAGCACTACCCCTTGGAAGCTATTACATGGCATGCGGGACTGCCTGGTGACCGTCGTGTAGATACTTCTCTCCTTGGTAATCTGACCCTTATTGGAGTTGAGCATGTAGACTGGCCTGATAATATTCTAAATGATAATCAACTAAACTGGAGCATAGAGCTAACAAAGGCTTTTCGCCAGCTTTGCCCCCGTATCGCGGCGCGTCCACCAACACTACGGGTGAACCTATGGGAGCACAACTGGCTTTCACCAACATCCTGTCCATCGGGGCTCATACCGTGGGCCAAGAAATTAGCAGCATTGGAGAATGACATGTCACTAACGGAAGCCGAGTTCGCAAAAATCCGCGCCATTATCAAGGAAGAAATCGCTGCCCGCCAAGGAGAGTTCATCCTCAACCAAGCGGCGCTCGATTTCATCGCCGTTAGACTTGCACAAGTCCTTGACGCAAGAGATAGAGCCCATAAAGGGGTAGTGAACTAGAAGGAAGGACAGATGCCCACTCAAGTATTCAACTGTCCCAAGCACGGGGAGTTTGATATAAACATTCCCTTCAGCCTGGATGTTCCACAGACCTATCCCTGTCCTAATTCTTGGTGTGGAGATAAGTCCTGCTGCGACCCCTGTGAGAGACCCAGCCTACATGTTATCAAACCGCCTGCGGGGATAATCGTAGTCGGAGGTACAGGAGCAGGGCGAGGCAATGGTGCCGCACGAGCCCAGCTATCCTGGGACACTAGGGCCAACGAGATGCAACATGACCCTTATACTCAAGCTAAGGTTCAATCGGAGCATGTGTACCATGAGCAGAAAGACATGGGGCGCTATCCAGAGAAGGTTACGGAAGCACAGGTTCAAGCAACGGCGGCTGCGATTGCATCAGATGAGGCGAGTGGAAATCGCGTGGGCAAGGCTTCTAGGGCCTTCCGTAGAGATTTGGCAGAGGGAAGGAAAGCTCAGAGCAGGAGGAAGAAGACCGATGGCTGAGTATGTTCAAACTATAAAGCAGAACCCCTTTCCTAACCCTCAGACAGAGCGTGAAGAGTTACTCTCTATCCTTTGGGGCCTGAAAGTCCTTGTGCCTGCTACCTGGCTCTTAGAGGTCTCTGAATTAAGAGATATAGTACAGTGGCAAATAGAGAAAGTACGCGAGGCCCCTGAGTTTAGTAAGGGGCATATGTCCGAGGAAGCTAAACTAGCATACAGGGAATACAATAACTGGCGAAATAAGCGTAATCAATAAAGAATGTGGTATATTTGAGTAGGAGTAGGCATAATGGATGTTGACATTATCCGGGAACTATCCGCTGTACCTCTTGCCTCTCTTGCTGTGTACCTGATGTACCGGCTCGCTACAAATCATATGAACAGCTTGGCGACCGCTGTTGATAAATTAGCTGAAGCAATAGATGAACTGAAAACTTGGATATCCCAGAGCCCACGGAGAAAGTAATGGCAGTCAGCGCAGAGAAAGCTAGGAAAATCCTCCGAGAAGGTAAAGCGAATGGAAAGGCCCTGACAGCTAAACAGAAGCGGTATTTTGGCTTTATAGTTGGAGGAGGGAAACCGAGGAAGAAATGAAACACGGGAAGCACAAGATGAAAGGCGATATGGATACCGCCGAACATAGGAAAATGATGAGGGAAGAAAAGAGAAAGAAAGATAGGAAGAAGAAAGGTGAGAGGTAGTGGCTCTACCCAGCAGGTCTAGAGCAAACCTGAGATTAGATGTCCTGAAGCGCCTGGATGCGCTCGCTGTCCCGCTATCTTCCTCGCTTACTTCTGATTCAGACTCACGGACACTGCTTAATGACACCATTCTTTCTCCTGTAGCTCAGGTAGAGGATTTCATAGGTGACTGGATTTACATTAGGAGCCAGCCTACAAAGATAGATTCTACTACAAATACAAACGAGGCTGTGGATGCTTCCGAGACAGACATAGACGTAGTAGATGGGACAGTCTTTACCGTAGGTGATGGGATTCAAATAGACAGCGAGATTATGCGCTTTGTATCTGCTGCTGTTAATACTATAACAGTAGTGCGAGCTATTCAAGGGACTACGGCAGCCACACACAATACAGCTACTGACATCTTTCTAATCGGGCCAGCAGTAGGCGAGATAGCTAGAGTAACCGATGTGACTTTCTCTAGCACTACGTCTCAACTAACTGTATCTCCGGCGTTCTCTTGCTCCCCTGTTAGCGGGCAAGCCTACGAGCGGCACCGCAAGGCGTATCCTAGCGTTCTGAACGATAGGCTAGACCTCATACTCGGACTGCTCCGGCGTAATGTGTTCATCCCTGCTACTCTTATCTCAGATGGAGATATGCAGACCTCAGGTGTGACTAGCTGGACAGCAGCCACCGCTACTCTTACTAAGGATACTACCGCAGCTTCCATCCGGCATGGAGCGCAGAGCCTAAAGATTGTAGCCACTGCTGCTAATGGGCAGGCCCAGAGTGCGAACGTTAACCTTCCTCCTGATACTCTATGTATAGTATCCGCTGACGTGTATATCACCTCTGGTGACTCGGCCAAGCTAACCTTCTATGATGTAACCAACAGCGCGGAGATTGACACCGCTACGGCTGTAGGTACAGGCTGGGTTCACCTAGAGTTCCTGGCTACCACGCCTGCTACCTGTGAGATAGTCCAACTTCGGCTAGAATCCCAGGCTAATACAGATGTAACCTTCTGGGACAATGCAATACTCTGGCCTGTTGAGGATATGGAAATCGAGCTTCCTTCCTTCCTCGAACAAGCGCGAGATATACAGGACATAGTCTACTTCCCTCTTGGTACGGGCTTCTCTGCTACTGGAGATTCTAATGCTTATCGAATCAATGAACAGTCCCCACAGATTTGGGCTCACTTTGACAAACAAAGAGACGATACAGGAGCGATGCCAGTCAGGTTCTATCTAAAGGAACGCAATCCAGAGCATCCCTTGTGGCTAGTAGCACGGAAGTCCTACCCGGCTTTTGCTGGAGCCACTGATGCGCTTAAAGATGCTGATACCACCGTGGCTGACCGCTACGTGGTAGCCAATATAACAGCCGCGAGTATTCTAGATGACTCGGCGCTGGAAGCTATAGAGCGCGAGAAGAAAGACCTCGCGGCGATGCTCGTAGCTAAGGCTGATAGGCTCCGTGCGGATATTACAGACCTCGCGGCGAACATGGCCCCACCGAAGAAGAAGGCAGTGACCACGCCGTTTACTCGTGGAGTGTCTTAGTGGCCGAGCAGCTTCTTAAAAGATGGAATAACTGGGAAGACGGTATAGGCTATGTCATCGACGACGGCGAGCATAACGGGCTATATAAGGCTTCAGGGCTGCTTGGACTGCGGGGAGAGCTTAGAGTAGCACCGTTTAAGAACACTGTTGCTGTTGGAATAGATGCTTCTCATCACTACCAGTATTTCCTTGAGGAGCCAGTAGCTAACGAGCTTCCTATCTATGATGCTAGCTCCTCTGGCTCTATAAACAATGGAACAGGTAGTGGTAATATTTCTCATACTGTCGCTAACCAGCCCAACCGCGCTCTTTTTGTCTGGGTTTTCGTGCAAAGAGCAGGGGCATCTCCAGGCACCCCTACTGTTACCTATAACAATGTGGCGGCTACTTTCTATAACTCAGCCATTAATGGTTCCTTCCTGACTGGTTTCTTATTTATTCTTCTGGCTCCAAGTGTAGGTGCGAACAACCTTGTCGTTACATTGGCGCAAACCGGAGACGCAGTAATAATAGCATCTAGTCTGTATCGAGTAAGCCAGAGCGCACCCCGTCATGCCGAGTGGGTTTCGGCTAGTAGTGGGACAGTTATAACTCGGACAGGAATTGATAGCTCTACTAATGAGATAATAATAGCAGGTTCAGCTACAGCACAAAATACTACAGATACTAAAGACGCGGCTGAAACTCTTGTGGCTACCGTACTTAACGCAGGCAGTGACTTACGAGGTACGGTAAGTCGCAAGACAGGTGCGGCTGCTGCTTCTATGACCCATACCCTTGGAAATTCTGGTTCTTGGGTTTTCGTCGGCTGCGCTATCACGGGTACTGCTCCTGGCCCCAGTCATCTTTACGCTATGAGAGGGAGTCGAGGAGGCAATACTCCTTCTTACTTGGATAAGGTAGACCTCTTTAATAACAACTTTGGAGTCCTTGAGTCAGGGAGCTATACTCTAACCAACCTTCTAAAGACGGGGCAACCCACACGCTACCAAGGTTTCTGGTGGCTTCCAGATGGAGACGAGTTTGACCCAAGAAAGCTCACACCAGCTTTAGGTGCACCATCTGGAGAGCTTGCTGCCTCTAGCGCGTGGGCAAGTGGTGGAGCAGACCATCTAAGCAACATGGGTGGGCAGATGATAGCTGCACTCAAAGATAATGGGTTTGCTATTCTTGCAGTGGATGGCACCCCCACTACTACAACCGATTGGGGCTCTTACTTCCAAGCTGGAGATAAGAACGAACGCGCAGCCGCCGTCGTAGGTACTCGTGGCCTATCCTTTGTGTTAACCGCAGAGGGTCTGTTCTCCTTTACCAAGACTGGCCGCTCTGGCCTGGTCTTCGAGGACTTCCGAAGCTGGCGCAATGTCTTTGACAACATTCCTATGGCTCCCTGGCGCGGAGGCTTTGTATTCCCTGGCCCTACAGGAGAGCTACTTTTCTATACTCCAGGGGAGCTTCCAGTCAATATAGGTATCAAGAGCCGGGGTTTCTCTCCTCTTGGAGTAACCGAACCTTCAGGCCGCTATATGGGAGTCCACGCTACAGGAGACTACGTATGGGTAGTCTACCAGCCTGACTTAAGCTCTACCTCTGTAGACATTCAATGTGGCTATCCCCGTGCAGGAGACCCAAGAGACCTTACTTGGCAGACTGTAGCTATCTCTACTCTCAACGATGCTCAACACCTTCTAGGGTGTTTTGTCTCTGCACAGAGCCAACCGCTCTCGTCTACTTACTATACTCCCTGCGCCTGGTTCGGGGACGGGACTGACTTAGCTTACCTCATACTAGACCCCCGCGCTGGGCCGTTCAGAGCCAGGGGGGATACCCATAGAGTCCTTACTTCTGCGGATGCCCATCACAGCGAGATAGAGTTTGCCGAGCCCCAAGACCTAACACGTATTGTAGTCTATACAGGCTCAGACAGAGTAGCAGGAGACGAATGGCAGATTTCTCTTATCACCGATGGGGGGAACGATGACGTTCCAGTAGGCGCACCGATAAGAGACAGCGGGATTCGCCACGAAAGGCTAATCAACCGCCATAGTGTTCAGAGGATAATGCTTCATGTCACATTCGTAGGCACTTCTACGGCCTCTCGTGTACCCCCAGCTATAAAGAGAATAGACCTATTTGGAGTTCCTTCGCGGGGGTAGCTTGACACCAGAAGAGCTAGAGAAAACTCTTGCCCGTATAGTAGCCAAGCAAGCAGACCTAGACCGGCGGGTACGGGCAATAAGAGACTACCGAATTCCTGCTCTAATTAACGAGTATGATATAGAAGATACCTTTTCCCCCCCTATGGTGCGAGTCTACAATGCTGGTGCCCTGACTATAGGAACAGGAGGAGTAGGATTAGCTCTCCCTTATGATAGTGAACGTTTTGATACGCATAACATGCATGACACTACTACCAATACGAGTAGGCTTACTTGCAAAACGGCAGGGCTTTATCTCCTTTGTGGTGGATTAACCTTTGCAGCTAATTCTACCGGCAGGCGGCGGGTATATATACGGCTCAACGGTTCAACTACCCTAGCTGCCCATGAACAAAATGCCTCTCCTATCTATGAGACCTTCTTAGACATAACTACCCTCTATAAGCTGGTTGTCGGGGACTATGTGGAGATAGTAGGCTATCAAGATTCAGGTTCAAGTCTCAGCGTCATCTTCGCTAACTACAGCCCTGAATTCATGGCCGTGTGGCTTGGCCTATAGGCTGCACTGAGGTTCTGCGTACTATCGTACTCTTAGGTATAGCACACATATCTATATAGCCGTCGTCATCAGACATATAAGATATTCTCACAAGCTAGAAACCTTCTTGAGTTTTAATACATTCTTCTTAGGAATAGCGAGGACATCCATCAGCCCCCCATCTTCGGCAACAAAATGGGCCACGACAAGGTCAGTCTCATTTTCTTCTAATATTGTGGTTACGCCTTTCAGTATAACGGAATGTACTTCCGCTGCCTGCTCCACCGTAGAATAACCAGGCTTACCTACCGTATCTCTCCATTCTATATACCGTAAGTTTTGCCTTTTCTCTAAATGCTTACGAATATGGTCTGCTTGTGAAAGTATTATGAGGTTATCAGGGTGATTATCAAGGGGGTCTTCATTAAGGTGATGAACAACCTCTGTAGTTACCAATGGGCGTCCTATAGTCTGTTCCATAACATATCTATGTTCCCAAACCCACGTCCCATTTACCTTAATCTGCCACCTTTTTCTCTCTCCCCCAGAACTTACTCTTAAGCGTCTAGCCCCATTTGACAAAGCCATTTTGAAATGCCAACAGCTTTTTTCCTGATGCTCTTTTGTTAGCTTGTGGTCAGCTTGGGATTTGCGTATAGCCCTCACAAACTTAGAGTCTGTGCCCCTGTCGAATTGGCCCTTAGGCATCAGTCATTCACCTGTACTCACCACAGTACCTACACCACGGCTGACCCCGCTTACCCTGTACTGGATAGACCCACCAGTGAGCAGTAGTAGGGGAGGAACCACAGGGGTCAGCAACCATAGGGACTAAGAACTTCTCCCGCTTTCTTGCTTTCTTGACCTCCACTTCCTCTCTAATAATATCAACTACTACTTCATGGAGGCTCGTAATAGTTTCGGGGTCATTTATCCTCTCGTGCAAAGCCCTTCCATGCCGGAAGGTAGAGCGGGATTCTCTATAGGGATGAGTAGGCATGACTTACCTCACAGTTCAATACTTAGGTCTAGGTGATACTTACCCTTGCTTGCTCGTGGCCGGACATAGATAACAACCCCACCAAGCGAAGTAGGGTTCATCATTGCTTGCTCTACGTAGGTTCCCTGCGCCCGTCCTGCCCGCTGGTGGCCCTGCATATAGCCTCTCAGGAACCCCCCTGTACAGGCCATAATGATGCGCCGGTGCTGGACTCTAGGTGGGTCGGCTTCCCACTGGACGAATATCCTATCAAGAGGCCCCGCGACCTTCTTATGCTGGTGGCCTATCAGATAGATGTCCGCTGAGAAAGCCTTGACAACATGCTCCAGCGTATTCAAAGGAGCACTCAGTAGCTTCCCTCCTCCTACGCCGTGGTGAGCCCAGATAGTACAGGATGCTCGCTGTACCGTGGCCGTGTCTTTGAATCCCAGTCGGAGCATCGCACAGTCCCCCAGGAATGGAGCCTTGAGGAACTGACATAGCCTGGTGTCCGTCGTAGTGCCATCAGGGAAGTCAGCATAGTGGTGTCCCTCTAGCAGCCCTAGCCAGCGCCCCTCTGTGCCTTTGACTAGACTCTGGAACTTCTCAAGCCGCTGCCCAAGTATCTCCTCTATCATATCCTCAGTGGAATCGTATAGCTCTAGCTTCTTGAGCGCAACACGCTGCGAGGGACTGATAGTATCTAGATAATCTCCCATTCCTAGGAAGTATGCGCCCCGTTTCATACCCCAGTCGATGTGACGCTGAAACCTGTCTACATCACAGGGGTCGTTCTTATCTCCACCGGAGTATTGCACATCTCCGATAGGCATGATGATTGCTTCTTGATAGGGTAAGTAAAGGGACTTGGCTGTCTTGACTTCTATGCTCTGTATTTCCATACTCTATCTACTTCCAACTATACCTAGCCCCTACAGCAACCACAAGAGCTATAAGAGCCACCAAATTACCCCGACCTAGCGCTCCCTCATCCATAAGGAAATGACTAGCTACCCCCCGTGCGACAATGTTAGTCATGGCAAAGAACACAAAGGCCCAGAGCCAGGTGTCCGAGGTAGTAACTAGCTTATAGACAAAGAAGTTTATAGCTATAGCTAGAGGAATGAAAAGCCAGAGGTGAGTCTCCCAACCAACACCCCTACGAAATAGGTACTCTGTGGTGATTGCTGTTAGACTTGCCAGAGCCGACCACAGGACTATCACTTTCCACCTCTCCATAAAGCTCGGCGGGCTGCTCGAACAACAACACCCAAGGGCAGAGCACGACTACAAGACACTCTAGGTAACGCAGAGCATACTTATGCAGCCGCTCCAAGAGAAGTTGCTCTAGCTCAGGGGGCAAACGTCGAAGCATCGTCTTTGTCTTTATCTTCCTCTTCAAACCAAGGGCAATGGCACCCCTCTACCTCGCAGTAGGCTATATCGTCACTATACCTAGCGTGAACGTCCTTCTCATGCCCACATCTGCACATCTTACTCTCCATTCCCTATTAGCTCGTGCTTGCTCTTCTGGCTCCAGATATAGAGGCTACCTATTGCCTCATAGACCTCATTCTCCCCACACTCCGTCACTCTCACCCCTCCGTTCTGCATACTCAGTTTAGCACTACGGATGGCCTTGTCGCTCCACCTACGGCGGCTGTCGGAGTCCCACTTATACTCCACCATTACTACAAAGTACGTCTTATCCCCCGCATTCTCCCTAACTACCAACCCTCTAGCTCTAGCAAGCTGGTCGGCCAGCCGAGGAACATCTCTGAGGTCTGCGAGTGTCTTTCTTTCGACTATGAACCTACTATATCCTAGATGAGTTTGCAGATAGGCTTGCTCACGGATGTCCCAGGCATAGTCTCCTACCAAGAGCGGCCTGCGCTCTACTGTGAAGCCTGCACCACGTAGCATAGTAACTGTCACACCGTCAGGCTCACGTACATCCTGTTCGATGAGCCGAGGCTTGCGCTGGCGGGCAAGTCTCTCTGCGCTGGGGAGACTAGCTGTGTAGGTCATGGCTAAGTGCAAGCGCTTCCTTTATAGGATTGCGATACCTATGAGAACCAGTGCAGACTATACAGTCAGGGTCGAATCCCACAGGTACTGTATGACTATGCTGTAGGAAGGCGACCGTAAGCACCACTAGCCAGACAAACATAATAGACACTAAGACTGCTAAAGCCATTAGTTTATCCTCCTAATAGCAATTCCAGGGCCAGAACCCACCCGACTCTTCATATATCGCATAAGCCATAGCTATGTTCCTCTCTGGTATCATCCAGTCCTTCATGAAGTTGAAACCTATTAGGTTCAGCCACCAGTCCCAGGTGACGGCGTTGATTTGGGTAATACCGTAGTCCCCTGTCTCGGAGATAACAGCGGGTCTCCAGTACCCGTAGCCATTGTATCCGTTCTCACATTGGAATACTCGGAGAGCCGAGGCTCTATCCCAGTCATAGGATAGGATAATCTCCTCGATACTTCTCTCTGTTGGAAAAGGAGGCTCTGACACAACGGGCACCGGCGTCGGTGTAACCAGCGGAGTAGGTGTCGGAGTAGGCGTTGCATCTAGTTCTTCCCTCCTAGTACGCCACATGCTGTCCACAGGGGCAGCCCCCCGACCCAGAATTGCCAATCCGGCAGGCCGAACCCAATTACGAACAGTGCTAGCCCTTGGGCTGCCCCCAGCAAGAAAACTACTAGCATTTTCTCCTTCCCTTACTGCCCCGCCTGCCCACAATCCAACCACCAAGCACAACGAAAGCAGGGGGGTAGCTAACCATTTTATCCTTTTATCCTTTGCATGTTAATCTATCTCCTTCATACTCTGCAACTTGACGCTATACGGGCTGCATTGCTTTACCAATTCACGAACATCGTTAGTACGTTGAACAACCCATAACCAACAAGGAATAAAGTGGGGATTTTGTTGGACGTATTGGCTCGTTTGTAAGTAAACGCGTCCGACGCCTGTTGCGCGTAGAAGAGCAGAAATAAGTTCTAACTCGGTGTTAGCCACGCGGACATTGCGGACATTTCGCCGCCTCTTGACTATTTGCACACAACCTTCCCCAGCTATCATAGCGCCGACATATGCTCGTTCGGCTGCGGACATCCTTCTTAATTCAGAGGGGCGAGGGTCGGGGCCTCGTATTCCAGATTGACTACCCATTTACTCCACTTCCCGCATCAACTTGAGCACATTATAAAGTGTAGGGTTCTTTAGTATGACGCCCTCCACAGCGGGCCTCTTTTTACTCAAGGTTATTTTACCATGGAACTCCAACGACTGTTGAATCGCTGGCAAGTAAGCACCCAGGCTCTCATCCAACACCTGTCCTGCTATTGGATTAGGCTCGGCTCCCATTTTACGGTTAGTATAGAGCCACACCTCGCCTACCATGTGGTAGTCTCCCTTACCGCTGCCAAACCAACCATCAGGGTCATATGTACCTGTAGCTTGCCCCGTTCGGTTGCCTGTATTGGGGTTAACTATGCTTATCCATATCTCTTTAGATGGAGCAGTGAGCAGGCACCAGATACCTGACCGCTCAAGCCCCAACATGAAGTCCCTGAGCCATAGATTGACCGGCCCATATGACATAGGGCCTAACTTAGAGGCATCAAACTTCGCAAGAGTAGCTAGCTCGTAACATGCAAGGAAGTTATCCAATACGAACACTCCCTTACCGCTACTCATAGCGGCGTTCTTCATCCCCGTGAGTCTGTCAAGGCAGGACAGAGCTTGTGAGGGAGTCAACGCCATGAAATCATCATAGTACACTCCACCTGTGCCTTGATACTGAGAGAGCAGGTGGGACGCATCCCTATCGAAGTTAGCGAAGTAGAGCGGAGTATCCACATCCCAGGTGTTGATACAGAACCTAGATTTTCCGACTGAAGGGTGTCCGTAAATAACCAGTATTCCTCCTCCTCGACGGGGAGGAGCCTCACCTGGCTTAAAGTGCTGAGGCTGATATGCTACGTCTGCCATGCTGTCTTTCCTTTAACTAGCTCGCCTTGAAGTAACCGGCCTCTAATCCCAGGGCTCTTTCCAGGCAGCTTCTCCCACATACAAGAGGTACAGACTACGGCCCAGCACCAACCCCAAGAGTTGTCCGCACGGACGGCCACAACCCAAGCTGTAGTGACTGGCCCACCACACTCTACACAGGACTCCACAATCGATTTCGGCATATCTACGAGCCTGCGTTCAGAACGATATTCGCCCGTGGCCCTAGTGCAGCGGCCTTATCTCCTATCAGTAGGCCCTCTAGGGGTTCGTAGCAATGAGGACAGCGAAGGATGTGCCGCTCCAACCAAGCTGCTTTCCTGCAAGTCGTGCTGCAATACTCGCGGCGAGCGAAGTTACGGCAGCCCTCGCGCTTACAGGGATTCACATAAACCCCTCGAAAGGCATCTCGACACGACCACACTTAACACATGTAGCATCAGGAGTGTGGGCAATATCCTCCCCTTTGAATATCCGCCTAGCATCTGCCTTTACAAAGCGTCTACACTTCGGGCAGACTGGAATAAATGTAGCGCCTTCTCCATAGACCACTCTACGTACCCCCTCATATAGAAAGTCGGTCATTTTCATTTCTGCATCTCTCCAGGCAACACCAGTCCTACCTTCTTCCGCCTCATAGCACTAAGACTCATAGCCTGTGCCGCAGCCATGCTTCTTTCAAACTCCACTAGCTGCTCCGGTAACATAACCGCAGCCTGTAGTATCTTAACCAAGACCTTGCTCTTACAATCCTGACATACATACTGTATAGCTTCAGCGGCTACCTTAGCATATCTCTCCAGTACATCTAGGTGCTGGCATTCCTTTACTGCCCCCTCAGGGATAGCTACCCCATGCTCAGTCAAGGCCATGCGGAGTGTAGGGTCATACTCAGGCTTGTCTTCACTCACGGGGTACTCCTAGCGCATCTGCTTGAGCGCACCACTGACGCACAGGACAGTAAGCCGCGCATCTAACATTCTCCCCTGGCCGGTAAACCACATCATACCCAGACAGTTGAGAGTGAAGCTCATTGGCCTTAAACTTGCTTTCAAACACCCTGTAGGCTCGTTTGGCCCCCCTCTTCACCACTGCCCAGGTGTCTGGCTTGGCCCAACGTTCTTCTGCTGTACAATCAGAATATATACCTTCCCGCGCGGCTTGGTGGAGTGTCACCCGTTCCTCAAGGAAGCTTTGAGTAAAGTCAGACGGCCACTTCTCCACCTCAATCTCAGCAAAGGGGTGGTCAGGCCAGCTAGGGTTCTCTTTGGCCTGCCGCTTGTTCCAATCCCTGAGAAGCAAAACTATCTTGAGTTTATCCACAGGATACCTATTTAGCTCTGCTAGGTAAGCATAAAGATTAAGCTGGGCCTGCCAATCCACCCTGCCTCCAAAGATGTAAGCCCAAACAGAAGTCACCTTAAAATCCACTATGGTATTAGTATCATAGTAGCGGTCGAATTGTCCGCTCACTACCCAACCTAATACCTCAGTACTCAGACGATGTTCAGCAATGGAGCCTGCTATCTCAGCCCTGGAGACTATATAGTGCATGGCCTGGCCAAGCAATCTCCAAAGCCCCTCGCTCACATCCTGAGTTATCTCGTCTGCATGGGCTAGCTCTAGCGCAGCCATCTGTGGAGGGCGTAGCAATCCCGTGACACTAATATCTCCCACTAGCTCATAGTTATCCTGCTTGATAGCCTCAGCTATGGCAGCGTCTATCCCATGAATGTTCGTCCAAGAACTAGGCATGTCTAGTCCTCTTCACTGCCTGTATCAAATCGTGAGCTACCTCTAATGCACAAGGAGGGCAGAATACGTAGGACACCACGTGGGCAAGGATTATTTTAGGAAGCTCAAGGTCTTTACAAAGGGTGCAAGGCTCTTCAGCTTCAATACCCAATGGGGCGCGGACTTCAAGCTGGGGCATTGGTGACTTCCTTTAACCAACTAGGCAGCGGATTCTTCTTCCTATCCTGATACATATCATGGTCAGAGTGAGGCCGGTAGTACCTGAATGCTACCATAGCTTCTCTCTGTGGAGCCTTGCGTATCTCACTCCAAGCATAGGCATGAGCCTTCCTGCACTTCCCGCCACACCTATAAGGCCCCAGTTTTACCTCTGTCTCCGGCCAGCCAAAAGCCTGGATGTACAGAGAGACAGCCTGCGTTATATCTGGTGTAGCCATTATTCCTCCTGCACTATCTCCTTTTTCTCCGGCCAGGCGGGGCATCTTCATGTTGGTTCTACCCCTGAGTTTGAACCTGAAAACTCTGCCTGGTGGCTGGCTTTCTGGCAAATCTCAAGCCCCGTCGGTCTTTTTGACTGCCTTCTTACCTTAAGGATGCCCTTCCTGGCCGAAGCTGGAGCAGGGCCGAAAGGAGGTGAAAAACCCTGCTCCAGACCCGACTGTTACTATCTAACTAGCTTCTTCCTTTCCATTCAGACTAACAATCCCATTAATAATAGTGACTAACCCTTCGCCTTCTAGCCTAGCCGCGAGCTTCCCACTAACCGCACTAGCCATCACTGACTCGCCTCCTATCTGGATATTATGAGAAATCCCAGCGGCCATCAAAGCCTCATCAAGCGCCTGCATGGGCTTACCTTCAATGGCCTTGAGTACGCTGGCCTGCGCCTCTTCGTCCTGCATAATATCCCTGAAGTTGGCTGGGCTCGGTGCCTGCTGTCCCTCTTCATTGACCTGACTTGCTGGCGGGAGAATCCTCACATCTCCAGTAAAGATATAATCAGTCCCCAACACAGCAGTAGGCAAGGGCGCAGCGAAATTCACTGGGTCACGGTCGTTCTCCCTGTTACGCGGAGGCTTCTCCACAATAAAGTGGTTGTTCACTATCTTGGTAGCATCAAACCCTGGGTTATCCCCGATAGTGTCTACTCCATGAGCAACACACCAGGAGTCGAATCGCCCACTAGAATCACCAGGGAACGCAGTAATCCCTAGCCCAGCAAACGCCTTGCTAATCTTGGCGGGCCTCTGGTTCTTATCAGCCATATGGTATGTTCCGTCCTGCCGCTTGGAGAATAGCCTGCAACCAGACGAAACGTTGACTGCCCCTCCATCAGCCTGCTTTGCGTCTAGAGCTATGTACTGAATGTCCCAGTATGGCTGGTCGGGGTCTAGCCCCTCTGGTAGCTGGCGCATCCGGCCACGAGTCACGGCCTCTGCGACTGTGATAATCTCGTCAACCACACACCGCACGTGATTCTTAAAGGTAAGCGGCTCACGCTCTGGTGCGTCGTTAGGGTTATACGGCATCTAATGTTCCTCCTGTACTGAATCGTTCTGCAACTAGCAATCACTACTCTATCCTACATCGCGTGCATTGTCAAGCCTCCGTGGGGAACTTTCTTGGGATTTTACAAAAGATTTTCATTGTTCCAATACTTGCTGCACTTAACCTCGACTGGCGCACCAATCCGAGGTAGATACTCCCTTGCTGTCTCCTCCATGATACTCTTAAACTGCTGCTTGAGCAAGGGTATGTCGCCATCTGTGGGGATATAAGCATGAATACTGTCATGCACCTGATTAACCAGCATCCAGCCCTCTTGAAACAGCCTGACCATAGCAGCCTTAGTGATATACCCAGCCATCGATTGTGTAGGATGGTTAATAGCCTGCTTGTAGGCTGAGTCTCCGCTTAAAAGTGAGATAGGCCGCACATGAAGGAAGGGTTCAGGCGAAACCGACTTGCCTGTCCGCTGTACTTCTCTCCAATGCTCCTCTGTGAACTTCCACCAACCTACCCATAAACTGCGGTGCCGAGCCATCAGGCTCTCTACCTCTCTTATTGGCCTGCTTACTACTTGGCTGACAAAGTTCGCTCCACCTCCATAAAGTCCAGCGCCGAAGTTGAAGTTCTTAGCCTTCACTCTGCTATCTAGGCCGAGTGCTACTCTGGTTTCCTCGTGGATATCTCTACCTTCTCTAAATGCTTCAAGAAGGTAGGTGTCGTTTGAAATCTCAGCCGCACATCTAAGCTCTGCCCCAGAGTAGTCTCCCCTGATAAGTAGCATACCTTCAGGCGCTCGTAAGCACCATTCCATTGCGTCAGGCTGATTCTGTAGATTACTTCGCTCACTACTTAGCCTTCCTGTCTGTGTGCTGCCTTCACCCTCTTCACTAGGAGTAATGTTAAACAGCCCAGCTAGCTTGTCCTTTCCTCTATTGGGATAGAAATAGGTAGTCAACAGTTTGTCCGCTGTCACCCACTGGTGCCGGAGAAACGCAGCCAGCGCATACTCGCCTTCCCCCTTCTCTGCTTCCTCTAGGAATTTCTTGTCTACACTCCTGACTCCAAAGTAACGCTGGAGTTGAAGGGGGGAGTTAATCCCAGGGCGTCCGTACTTCTCGACGTAATCTGTGCCGGACTTACGGACTCTCTTTCTCCGGCTGAGAAGTATCTCTGACTCACCCACGAGTCGCTGAAAGGAAGCAGCAGTACGAGCAACCACTTCTTCCGAGGCTGTAATAGCTCGCTCCAGTCTATCGGCATCAATTTCGTATCCTCTGTAGCTACAATCAATGAGTGCTGGTATGAGTGCTCTATCAATATCATAGCAGGTTCCTCTCTGCTTCTCATGTAGTATAGGAAACAGCCTCTGAGTCAGCCACAAGTCTTGCGCGTGATACTGGTCTGCTCCGACTAGTTCCTGTTGAGAGTAACTTACCGTCTGTACTCCGAGATACTTCTGCGCCAGTCCTTTGAGTGAGAGGTCTTCCTCTCCTTGGCAGTAGGCTAGAGCTAGGGTATCTTCTACCCCTACACCTTGTAGCCAACCTCTGTGAGTTTGAGTCTGTGGCTTGAGGTGATACTCAGGAGGAAAAGGCTTCTC